GACGCCAGATCCGAATAACGCGAAGGATCATCCTCGATGGCAGATTAACCAGATCAAGGCAAGCATTGAACAGTTCGGGAACTTGGACCCGATCGGCGTGTGGGGTGACGAGAATCTGATCGTGGAGGGGCACGGAAGACTTGAGGCGCTGAAGGAGCTTGGATATCACGAAGCAGAATGCATCCGGTTGGACTGGCTGACGGAAGAAGAGCGGAGAGCATACGCGCTGGCACATAATAAGCTGACGATGAACAGCGGGTTTATTCCGGAAGCTCTCGATATGAACCTCGACGCGATCGCGGAGATTGACATGAGTCAGTTTGGCTTTGAATTGTCAGACGGGGGGGGTGCAAACCACTAAAGTGTCAGAAGATGAGGTTCCGGAAGAGGCAGAGACAAGATGCAAACTTGGTGACATATGGCAACTTGGAAACCACCGTCTTATCTGTGGTGACAGTACGGATGTGAATGTCATCGAGAGGCTTATGGATGGGAATAAAGCCGACCTGTATATTACGGACCCACCTTATAATGTCGATTACGAAGGAAAGACTAAAGATGCATTGAAAATCCAGAACGACAAGATGGACAATGAATCTTTCAGACAGTTCTTGAGAGACGCTTTTTATTCTGCAGATAGTGTCATGAGAAACGGAGCTGTCTTCTACATTTGGCATTCAGATTCAGAAGGCTACAATTTCAGGGGTGCTTGTCTTGATGTGAATTGGAAAGTCCGTGAGTGCTTGATTTGGAACAAGAACAGCATGGTCATGGGTAGACAGGATTATCAGTGGAAACACGAGCCGTGCTTATATGGCTGGAAGGAAGGTGCAAGCCACCTGTGGGCATCTGACAGGAAGCAGACAACGGTGCTTGATTTCAGCAGACCAAATAGAAATGCTGAGCACCCGACTATGAAGCCTGTTGCTCTGTTTGCATATCAAATTACAAACAATACTCACGAAGATGACAGAGTGCTCGATAGCTTTGGCGGAAGTGGAACAACGATTATTGCATGTGAACAGCTAAAACGAACAGCTTATTCATGTGAACTTGATCCGCATTACTGTGACATCATCATTCAGCGATGGGAAAATCTCACAGGCAGAGAGGCGGTGCTTATTAATGGATAAACAGCGTGAAGCATTTGTCTGTGAAATCAATCGTCTCCGCACAGCCGTCAGAAAGACGAAATCGGACTTTTTAAAAAAGGATTATGGCAAGGCCATCAGGAGAATGGAGAGAGAACTTGCCGAATATGACCGATATAAAAGACAGGGGTGATAAGCATGACGCAGGCTGAGAAGATATGCGCTCATGTATCAGAAGAAATAAAACCTCAAGCGGTGACACTGGCGAACGCGGTGATCGCCATGCAAAATAAAATCGATCAGCAGATTCCGATATATGATCAAATGCCATTGGCTCAACAGGTCACGGTCGGAACAGGGGAAAGGATGCTCAGGCAGAATCCAGCAGTGCAAGAGTTCAGAGCAACGGTTAGGGACTATTCGCAGGCACTAAATAATCTGCACGACATTCTTGAAAATCATAAGGCATCCGACAAGGTCACATCCCTGAGTGAGATGCGTGGGAAGTTTAAGGTGGCCAAATGAAAGGGAAGAAAGAACCGAGAATATTTACTCCGCCGTTGCGGGAGTTGACGCCGGAAACCAGTCTCGGATTTATGTTCATAGAATTCTGCGAGTGTTTGGATCAGCCACTGCTTCCATGGCAGAAATGGTTAAGCATCCATGCTCTTGAGATTGTGGGAGATTTCCCAGATGACTGGAGCTTCCGGTTCAGATATATTATCGTGCTCGTATCGAGACAGAACGGCAAGACCTACTGGTTCAAGCTGCTCGGTCTCTTTTTTAATTACATTCTTCAAACTAAGCTCGTGATCGGAACAGCTCAGAACCTCGACAAGGCGAATGATACGTTCGAGGAAGCTGTCGACCTTATTGAGTCTACACCGATGCTCGACGAAGAGTTTGTGAAGGCTCTGCGTGGTGCCGGGAAGCGTGAGTATCTTCTTAAAGGCGGTGAACGATGGAAAGTCGTGGCAACAAACCGCAGAGGCCGTGGCTGGTCGTCAGATCTGATCCTGATGGATGAGATCAGGGAACAGACGGACTGGGAAGGATGGTCCGCGATATCTAAAACGATGCTCGCAAGGCCGGCAGCTATTCTGGTGGCCGTATCCAATGCCGGAGATGTGACCAGCGTGGTGCTTCGCCATTTACGGCTGCAGGCACATGCGCAGCTTGGCGATCCGGACGGTATTGCTGCCGGCAGGGTAAATATGGGTGGCGATGATGTCGACGACTCTCTCGGGTTGTTCGAATGGTCCGCAGAGCCTGAATGTGACATCCATGACAAAGAAGCGTGGGCACAGGCGAATCCATCGCTCGGTTACGGATTTTTAACGGAGAGGGCGCTTCAATCCGCTATGAGCACAGATCCGGAGCCAATATTCCGGACAGAATGCCTGTGTCAGTGGGTCGAACATCTGCTTCCGCAGCCGTTTCCGGAAGGAGCATGGGATGGTGGCGTTGATACATCGTCAAACATTATGCCGGAGTCACAGCTGTATTTTGGCATCGACATGAGCAACGACCGCCGGTGGACATCAATCGGCGTTTGTGGTCTTCGGGATGACGGCCAGTGGCATATCGAGGTCGTTGCCAGAAGGATCGGAACGGAATGGGCGCTGGATTGGTTCAGGGCCAGAGCAATGAAACAAAAGATGAAGCTTGCATTTCAAGGTCGCGGAGCGCCTGTGTCTGGACTTGCAGAACAGATCTGCACGATTGACGGCATTGAGCGAATATCCATCGAAGGATCGGATCTTCCTACAGGCTGGGGACGGTTCTGGGATGGAATAGCTGCATCAGCGCCTGTTATACCAGGCGAAACACCCAGAGGCGGGGCGAGAATATATCACTTGCCGCAGCCGGTGCTCGATATGCCGGCAAAGACAATGCAGACTAGGCAGCTGGGCGGAGGAGCGGAGGTCCCTGATCGGACGAAAAGTCCTGATGATATAGCACCGTTGTTTGCATGCATTATGGCATTTACTGCAGCGACGATGGTAACGAAGAAAGAAAGCAAGATATACGAGTCAGCATATGCCAATGGGGCATCACTAATGTTTGTTTAAGAGGAGGGCGTGAATTATGCCGAAGATAACTGAACGACTGCGCGATCTCTTCGGACGCACGACTATCCATGTAAGTATCGCGCCGGAAGAGAATCCACACGTTGACGGATTAAGTGCCCGGCAGCTGTATGCCACACAGGCGAACCTGCAGGCCGTGGTGTCATTTCTGGCCGACAGTGTGGCACAGCTTCCACTGAAAGTGTATGTCAGGGGCGAAGACAACAAAAGGACAAGGGATATGACTTCCACTGCAGCGCGCCTTTTGTACCGACCAAATGCGGATCAGACCTCATATGACTTTATCAATGCCGTCATGGTCGAGTATCTGCTGATGGGCGTGTCAACGATCTGGTTACTTCCGGATGCTGACAGTGAAAGCGGGTATCAGCTCAGGCTTATTCCGAAAGAATGGTTCGTGGATACCGAGCGGAGCACAAATTACGCGCCTGATGTCATCAGGATCGCTGCCGGAACCGGCGGAGGATATATTGACATCCCGAGGACGGAATTCGTGCAGTTCAGGCGGTATTCACCGGGAAATCCTGGAGGATATAACAGTCCGCTCTCAGCGCTTCGGCAGACGCTCAACGAACAGATCCAGGCGGATAAGTTCAGGACGCAGATCTGGAGATCTTCCGGAAGGTTCAATGCTTATCTTACAAGGCCGGCAAACGTGCAGCCTTGGACGGATGAACAACGCATAAGATTTCTGGATGCATTCCGTGAAGGATGGGGGCAGGGCGGCAGTAATGCCGGAAAGATGCCGATGCTGGAAGATGGTATGGAAATCAAGCCTTACCAGTTCAACAGCAAGGAGGCCCAGTATGCTGAGACAAAGCAGCTTTCACGTGAGGATGTAGCTGCTGCGTACCATGTCAATCCGTCGCTGATCTGGCATACCACGACGCAGACATATGCAAGTGCCAAAGATAATGCGAGAGCGCTGTATGCTGACTGTCTGGGGCCGACGCTTCAGATGCTTCAGCAGAGGATCAACAGCTTTCTGCTTCCGATGGTCGGAGCTGATCCGGACACATACGTCATATTTGACCTGACAGAAAAGCTGAAGGGATCGTTTGAAGAACGTGCGAGCATTCTGCAGGCTTCGGTAGGCGGTCCGTGGATGACCAGGAACGAAGCAAGAGCGGATAATGACATGCCGCCGATCGAAGGCGGTGACGAGCTGATCGTGCCGCTCAATGTCGTTGAGGGCGGGCAGTCAAGCCCGCAGGATACGCACATGAACCAGAACGCTGCGGAGCCTGAGGTCAAGAAGATTGTTCCGCTTCACCGGAAAGACTCTGAGAGTACGGTCCGCATAAAGGGCCGCGCAGAGAATGAAGAGAATGACGAACTGACAGAAACACTTGAACGGTTCTTCATACGTCAGGCAAAATCCATTCTCCCGAAAATTGGTGCCGGTGATGACTGGTGGGACGAGGAGCGCTGGATCAGAGAACTGTCGGATGATCTGGAGCCGATCATCGACAAGATCGCAGATAAGCACGGCATGGATACTGCTGACATCCTCGGTACAGAATATGTTAAGGATATCACCAGAGCGTATCTCAGGAAGCTGACGGAAGGCAGGGCGAAGGCGATCAACTCGTCCACGCACGACAAGCTCGAGGAAGCTATCGAAGAGGACGAAGAGCCAGCTGAGGTATTCGAAAAACGTGAGAATCATGATGCCGGAACGTTCGGGCAGTCTCTGGCGACTGCGGTCGCGAGCTGGGCGGTCATCGAAGCAGTACATCAGGCTCAGAGAGATGGATACAGCAAGACGGTGCTGAAAGAATGGGTCACAGGACCGAACTCAAGGCCGACGCATGCAGCCATGAACGGACAGCGGGTCGGAATTGATGCAAAGTTCTCAAATGGCGCTGAATGGCCGGGAGATGACAATCTCTCACCTGATGAGTCATGCGGATGCAACTGCTCGACAGATGTCATTATCACGGAGGTGTGATCATGGAACACAAATATAAAGAATTTACACTGATTAAGTCAGCTGACGACTCCGGAATGATCAGCGGATACTTCTCCACATATGACCGGGAGCCTGACAGCTATGGCGACATTATAGCGCCGGGAGCGTTCACGGAGACCATCCAGAAGCGCAAAGAGTCGGGGCATCCATTCCCGCTTTGCTGGAACCATGATCTTGACCAGATCATCGGGGCTGTTGACCCGGACAATATCACAGACACTGACAAAGGCCCGCTGATGACAGCGAGCTTTTTTAATACCCCGCTTGCACAGGAAAAGCGCGAGATCGTGAAGTCTGGCGTCGTGTATCAGTTCAGTTTTGCTTATGACGTCGAAGGATGGGAAGAGGTCGAACTGGAAGACGGACGCAAGGCGAACATGCTGACAAAGCTCAATCTCTTTGAGGTTTCCATCGTGCCGATCCCGGCGAACCAGAACGCTGTCATGACGGACATCAAGGCCGGCAGACGGAATCGCAAGTCGGATGAAGACATCATCAAACAGATCATTTCCCTTGCCAACCAGTTACTGGATGACGAGGTCAATGATGCAGCCGAACCGGACAACGGAGAGGACGAAGCGAAGGCCAACACGGCGGTGGAGGAGCCGGAGCAGAGCAATCCGAAGAAAGAGAAGCTGCTCGCATATATCAACACCATGAAAGGAGAAAGCCATGTCTCTTAAGGAAGAGCTTCAGTCCAAAAAGGACGCACTCGCTGCGCTGAAAGAGCGGATCGAGAACAACGATGCTGAGGCTATCACCGAAGGCGAAAAGCTCCAGCAGGAAATTGAAACCAAAGCAGCCGAGATCGAGCAGGCCGAGAAGAAAGCAGCCCTGCTGAACGTGATCGGACATAAAGAAAGTGAGGACAGTGAAATGCCTGAGATCAAGAATGCCCAGAACCTGGGTGAGCATTTTGTTGAACATCTTAAATCCAGCCAGCACGGCCCGAGATTTGACGTCGTCGCGCCGGAGTTCCTGAAGACATACAGCGATGTGCAGAAGACACCGACGACTTCCGGCGTGTCCGCATTTGCGACCACATATGATCGTAATGTTGTTGAAGCAGCCAGAACCCCTCTGGTGATCCGCGACCTGTTCGGCGCTGAGACCATTTCCGGATCAACACTGGTTTATCTGGTAGAGGGTGCGATCGAAGGCGCTCCGGCAGCCACGAATGAAGGCGCTGCGAAGCCGCAGGTACATTTCGCTGATCCGACCCCGAAGACAGTGAGCCTGAGCAAGATCGCCTGCCACCTCAAAGAGTCTGACGAGTACATCAGCGACTATGCATTCCTTGCTTCCACGATCAATGGCCGGCTGCTGTATCAGCTTGGACTTGTGGAGCAGAATACTCTGGTATCTGCACTGTCCGGAACATCCGGCATCCAGACCGATACCACTACATGGACCAGCGGAAGCACCACTATTGAGGTTGCTGACCTGATCCTTAAGGCTGCGATGTGTGTTCAGGGCGAGTCTGGTTTCGCAGCTGACGCGATCGTGATGAGTCCGGCTGACTGGTATCTGCTGAGAGTCGCAAAGGACGGTGAGAACCGCTACTATGGCGGCGGCATGTTCGGTGCCCAGAATATCCCGAATCTGTGGGGCATCCCGGTATGCGTGACCGCTGCTGTGAACGCCGGCACGATCTTTGTCGGTGCGTTTAAGACCTGCGGATCTGTCGTTACCAACGGCGGCGTGAGAGTCGAGACCACCAACTCCGATCAGGATGACTTCATCAAGAACCTGATGACGATCCGCGCTGAGGAGAGGCTGGCGCTGGCTGTCAGACGTCCGAAAGGCTTCTTCAAGATCGTCAAAGGCGCTGGCGGTGCTACCGGTGCTACCGGCGAGACCGGAGATTAATGAAGCGGAGTCGTGAATGAATATCGTATATGCTTTAACGCGCAATGTTTATAGTTGAATACTTCCATCCATCAGATCTCTGGCGGAGCATAATCCCAAAGCACAGATCTATATTCTGTGTGAGGATGACGCTCTGCCGTTTGAT